ATATAGAACCACCAAAAATTTTTATACAAGAAAACTTTTTAACAGAAGATGAATGTGACTATCTTATATGGCTTGCCGAAACACAATTATCTTGGCCTATAGTAAATGCGTCATTTTGGGATGAAAGAAATTTAGGTTTATTGACATATATACCCAAGCATCATTTTGCAGGGCTTCCTACAGCAGAACTAGTTGTGGACGTACATAAAAGAATTAAAGATTTTATTTCAAATTCTTTTAATAGCCCAGCTTTTGCAGATCAGATTGGCATAAATAGAACGCCACCAAATGGATGGCAAATGCCTCACATAGATGCAGTCCCACACTTAGACAGAATTGCAGGATGTGTTGTCTTTTTAAATGACGATTTTAAAGGTGGAGAGCCTTTTTATCCATATTACAATATTAAAACAACCCCTAAAAAAGGAATGATTTATGCTCATGATCCAGGGCATTCGCATCTTCATGGGGTGACCCAAAACAGAAATAAAACAAGATATGTTATTTCCTCAACGTGGACAAAAAATGCTGAACAATCCTCATACGCTAGAGAGCTATCTGTTACAATTGATTATATACGACAAATGAAAGAAAATGGATTAGGTTAATATAATTAAAAACAAATTCTTGTTACTATACCCATATAGTCTAAAGGATTAAAATGGCCAATACAATCACCCTTAAAAAATCAGCAACGCCCTCACAAGCACCTTCAAGTTTGGCTGACGGCGAAATTGCCATTAACTACGCTGACGGTAAATTATTTTATAAAAATGCCTCAAATTCAATAATACGGTGCTGCGCTAATATCTTCTATTTCAGGAACCGCTAATCAAGTAGTTGTAACCGCAAACGCTACAACTGGAGCTTATACACTTTCACTCCCTTCTACTGTTAACGTAGGCAATATACAAACTACAACGCTGACTGTAGATTCTATAGAAATAGATCCTACAGGCGCTTCATTAAATCAAGTTCTTAAATTTAATGGAACTAAATTTGTTCCAGCATCTGATGAAACAGGAGCTCAAGGTGTTTCCTATGAGGAAACGATAGGAGATGGCACTCACGCACTATTTGTTGTTACTCACAATCTTGGAACAAAAGATATAAATGTAATAGTTAGAGAAAGCGTAAATCCATATGATGTTGTAGATGTACGTTGGGAAGCTACAACTATAAATACTGTTACAATTGATTTTGAATCAATACCAAATGCTAATTCTAAACGAGTAGCAGTTAAGGGTCCAGGAACAAAAGATTTTTATTCTACCGTAATAGGTGATGGATCAAATTCTACAATAGTTATAAATCATGGTTTAGGTTCTAGAAACGTAGTTCCAGTTATAAGAAGTGTTGATTCTCCTTTTGAAGTAGTAGAAGTTTTATCTTATGCGACAACAGTAGATTCAGTAACCCTTGACTTTTCAAGTCCACCAGATGCTACATCGTTACTAGCATCAGTATTTTTATTGGACATAGATAATTCTTATATTGAAACTATCGGCAATGGAACTAATAATGAATTTACAATTACTCACAATTTAAATACTAGAGACATAGGTCTTACCTGTAGATCAACAGCAAGCCCATATGAATTTATTCCAATAAGATGGGAAGCAACAAGTGTTAATACGGCTAAGGTTATTTTTTCTTCACCCCCTACTGCTAATTCTAGAAAAATTGGAATTTATACAGCATTGGGTGGAAGTAAATATTTTAACCCTGAAGTTGGTTTATTTGATGGAGATCTTATACCAACTGTAGACAATGTTTACACATTAGGAAATTCTGCTCTTCGTTGGAAAAGTATTTCAATTGGTGGCGGAACACTCTATATCACGGATTCGGTAACTGCTAATACAACTGCAGTAACCGTTGCTAACGGTGTATTTAATATTGACGGTATTGTCCAAGCTCAATTAGCAAATGTTACTGTAACTAATTTAACATTTAGTGATAACACCGTACAAACAACAGCTGCGCCAAAATATTACGGTTCGTTCTATGATACAACAACACAATTAGCAACAAACGCAAGCGTCGCCTACGCAATGCAAATAAGTAATACGGCAACTGAAACTAATGGAATTTCAATTACCTCTGGATCAAGAATAACTTTCGCTAATGCTGGAACTTACAATGTTCAGTTTAGTGCGCAATTAGACAAGACAAGCAGTGGTAATGATCTTGTAAATATTTGGTTTAACAAAAACGGAACACCAATTCCAAATTCTAACACTCAAATTACAGTGTTGGGAAACAACGGAAAGTATTTAGCTTCTTGGAATTTTATAGTTTCAGTTACAGCTGGCCAATATGTGGAAATAATGTGGCAATCACCGGACACGGGTATAAGACTTCTTGCATCTTCAGCTCAAACAAACCCAACAAGACCAGCAACCCCATCTGTTATAGTTACGGCTACACAAATAGCTTAAACTTGACAGTTACCAATCCTTAGGCTAATATATTCATATGCCTGTAGAAGAACAACCAATTAATATTACGATTTCTAAAGAACAGCTTGAAAGCTGGCATATTTTCTTTGCCCTTCCTTGTTATGATTCTCATGTAACTGAACCTTTTATGATGAGCTTTCTGCAAACAGCTCTTTATTTTAAAGAGATTGGTTTAAAGTATTCAGTTTGTACAATATCTGATTCGTTAATTAATCGCGCAAGAAACAATCTTGTTGCTAAGTTTATGGGAAATCCAGAGTATACTCATTTGATATTTATTGATGTTGACTTACAGTTTGATAAAGAAGCGGTATTAAAACTTCTCTGGCATGACAAAGATGTAATAACGGCATCATATCCAATTAAAGAAATTAGTTGGGATAGAGTAAAAGAAGGCGCACAAGCTGATCTTCCAGCTAATGATCTAATGGAATATTCCACTAGATATGTTGTTCATATGACTAAACCAGGAGAAAATCAATTAAATATTGATAATGGTGCAATTGAGTGTTATGAAGCTGGAACTGGTTTTATGTTAATAAAGCGTCAAGTTTTTGACAAAATGTTTAAAAAATATAAAAAACTAAAATATAACGATGACACGGGCGCTCTTTCTGGGGTAGAGAGAGACAATTCGTATGCGCTATTTAACTCATATGTAGATGATGATGGAAGATTTTTATCTGAAGATTATGGTTTTTGTAGATACTGGCAAAAAATGGCTGGGAAAATTTGGGTTGATCCAACTATTAATTTAACCCATTTTGGGCGCATTAAATACACTGGCAAAATGCTTGAGTATTTAAAGAGAATAACCCAATAATTTTATAGTTTGCCTATTACTATATTCCTAGTTGTTTAAAGTCTCACACTAGGAGAGATATGGCCCGTTTAAGAATTGAAACCGCCCCTGAAATTACAGTTTATGATGAAGCCTTTGTTATTAAAGCAGCAGCAAATGCATCAGCGCCTTTAATACAGTTAAAGGATTCATCTGGCACAGTAGTAGGTAATATAACTTCAACTGGAACGCTAAATGTTGCTTCTGTTGTTGCATCTAATGCGGGCAGCAGTTCTACGGACTTGGCTACAAGAGGATATGTAGATACGGTAGCTTCTGGGATGAATTGGCACGCAGCAGTAGAATACGCAACTGCAGCGGCTCTTCCAGCATGCACATATGCTAATGGAACCGATGGAGTTGGCGCAACTTTAACAGGAGATGCTAACGGCAGACTTACTGTAGATGGTTCTCCTCAAACAACTGGTAAATCTGTTCTAGTTAAAAACCAAGCTGACGCAAAACAAAATGGAATTTATTATATAACAGCACAAGGCGTTGATGGATCTGCACCTTTTGTGTTAACGCGCCGCTCAGACACCAATAATAGTGTTCCTGGTCAAGTAAAAGCTGGAGACGCAGTATATGTTATTGGTGGTTCTAATAATGGTGGTCAGGCATTTACGCTGACTTCGGCTGGAACAGGTACTGGTGGAGCAATAGTTCTTGGTACTGATGATTTAACATATACACAATTTACTGGTACTGCAACATTTACAGCTGGAGCTGGTTTGTTGGCCACTGGTAATGTGGTTGACGTAGTAACTGCATCTTCAAATAGAATTGTTGTTAATGCAAATAATATTGATTTGGCTACTGTAGCTCAAACTAACACAGCTGGTTCAAATACAACATCTTTTGTAAGCTCTCTTAGTGTTGATTCATATGGAAGAATAACGGGAACTGAAACTTCATCAGTTTCATTTTCTGGATACGCTACACTAGCAAATCCAGCTTTAACTGGAGTCCCTACCGCTCCAACAGCAGCTAACGGAACAAGTAATACTCAGATAGCTACAACAAACTTTGTCCAAAACGCAGCAACTCAAGCCGTATCCGATGCAGGCAACAATGCAATTTTAAAATCCTTAGTAGATGCTAAGGGAGATCTTATCGTTGGAACAGCAGATAATACTCCAGCAAGAATTGGAGTTGGTAGCAACGGTCAAATATTAAAAGCTAATTCTTCTACCTCAACTGGAGTTGAGTGGGGTTCATTTTCTCCAGTAATTACTTTAGGTGGAGATTTAACAGGAAACGTAACATTAACAAACTTAGGTAACGCAACATTAACAGCTACAATTGCTACAAATTCAGTTGCCCTTGGAACTGATACAACGGGTAACTATGTTTCAGATGTATCTGGTGGAACTGGAATTACAGTTACCCACACTCCTGGTGAAGGATCAACACCATCTATAGCAATTAATACCTCGGTAACTGCAGACTTAACAACAGCTCAAACTCTAGCTAATAAAACATTTACTACTCCAAACATAGGTGTA